TTCTTTCACAGGCTCCGCGACTACATTTTGTAGTGTTTTAAGGGGGTAACACGTCGTACACGTTGTCTATCGTAAGTTTTACTCTTCCTTCTATAACACTTTTAGAATAATGCTCAATTAATTTAGCGGATGTGTCATGAAATAATTTTTGTCCTATATCAATATAAAATCTATTATTATCATTATTTTTTATTTTATAATCCTTTAATTCTCTATTTATTAAAACATAAATAGTATATGCATGTTTGACGCTGGTTCCCTCTTCATGTTTGATAGCGTTTGTTACTACAAAATTTGTTTTAATGTCTTGTATTTCTCTCATTTTGTCTATAGGTGTGTCTTTTAATACGTCTTATTTATACCACTTTGCATTAAAAGAACCTGATTATTTAAATTGGAAAGAAGTTGATAAAAATAATAATAGTCATAAAATTAAAAAATATAAATATAGATACATTTAAAAATTTACATAATGAAAAAGATAAATTACTTAATAATTAGTATGAATTAATTTAATTATAATGTTTTAAATATTATGTTTTAATATTTCTCTTTCATTTTCTTTTAATACTTCTGTTTTTGGAGATTTTTTAGATATTAAAAATAATGTTATCACAATTCCAAACATAACTAATGTAACTATAAAAAATTTAGACCAACTACCCTTTTTTTCCAATTCATTACCATATATAAATTTAATAGGGATAAATGGCATTAATACACCAACAAATATATAAAAGCAAAATATAACAAAACCCTTGTTTGATTTATCAATTATATCATATTTTGTTACTATATTAGACGAATGTGTTCTATAAAGACCCATATCTATTTTTTTTACTAATTTACCGTGATTTTCATTTAAATATTGATTTTCTTCTATTTCTTTTTGTTCTTCTTCAATAGTTTCAAAATCTTCTTTATTATTACATTTAAGTTTAATATAATCATCATACGAATTTGTATTTTTTAAATAATCTTTACAATTACATAAAAATTTATCATCTGGTATAAAGCACGGTGGGTTATTATCTTCACTATATTTTTTAACAAAATCTGATAATTTTATTTTATTATAGTTAGTATTACTTTCTAATACTCTAATATATATACCATCTTTGTCTAATTTTGGGTTTTTATCTTTATCTACTTTAATTGAATATGTATCAACATCTTTTTTATAACCATTTAATATCTCTAAAGCACTATGACTTCCCGGTGTATCTGGTTTAAGTTTTAAATTACCTGTTTTTGTATCAATATCACAAGTATTCCAACGACCCGTTCTAGGTTTACATAGTTCTTTTTGTAATTCTGTAATTTTCTTTCCACTTGTTTCAGTAAATATTAATTTTTCTATTTCTCTATTATAAAATTTATTTAAAATGTCATCTTCTAAATGCCATACAGTGTCATCTGTTATATTAACTAATGGTTTAATTTCATATCTGTTATTTTTTTTATTTAAAAATGAATTTTCATTAAGTGAACCTAAAGTTAATAATCCAATCATAATAAGAACAAACAACATTTTACGGTCTAATCTATCGACAAGAGAAGAACCAACTTTCATTGTAGCACCTTCAATAACATTAAAATCGGCACTAATATTTGCGATTAAATAAACTATTCCAGCAATTGCGGTTGAAATTTTAATAACACTGGTTGATATAAGTAAATCAGGTTTAATATCACTACCCGCATAAGCCCATCTAAAACGTGTATCATTAGCATATGCTAAGAAAGTAATAAATGCGACAAATGACTGTAATACGTTATCAAAATTTTTAGTAACAAACCCTAATAAACTTCCGAAAATGTTTGGTAATGTTGGAATAGTATTCTTAAGAACTTGTAAGTGCGGATTGAATACAGCAACTATAACACTTTGTATTGGTGCACTGATAAACATATCAAGAAAAACTGTTATGATAAATCTCCAAAAACTAGCTGTTGTCAATTTCCCAAAAATATACTTTAATTGAGCAGCAGTACCTTTAATTTTTATATCTTTAAAAGACCCTATCTCTTTTAAACTAAAACCATCATCAGTACCATAACCTTGGTCTCCCATAAATCCAATAACACTTGCCATAAAAAATCCATATAATAATAATAATGATGTTGATGATGCTCCAGAACCTTTTAATGTTGCTTGAACTAAACTACTCAACATTAGAATTATAGATATAATTGTTCCTCTATCTGATGTTCTTGTAATTTTTTCTTGGTCTGTAACATTAGGATACCATTCTGTTACTGTTTTATTTTTTTTTAATATTGATATATAAACTATACAAGCTATAGGTGCAGCGATTAATATTAATAATATTGTTAAATATCCAAAAAATTTATTACCTTTTTTTGTTGTTCTATTATTCATATTATTCATATTATTCGTATTTATATTAATATTTATTAATTTTTAAAAATATTATAATTTAATTTAATATTAAATATAAATTAAATATAAATTAGATATTAATTCAATAAATTAAAATTTAAATTGTAAAATAAAACTAAAAAAAGTTTTAAAAAGTTAAACACAAAATCAATAAATGATTTTATTTTAAATAGATTTCTCTATTTCTATCTATATTTTTAAACATAAGCATACATTTCTTAAATAAATAAATTAGTTAGAGTAAGCAAGACCACCCATACCACTCATAACACGGAGAACATTGTAGTTAACAGCGTAAACATCAAAAGCATTCATACCAGCACTGAAAGATAATTGTGCGTTATCAATTCTAGAGAAATTGCAAGTTCCGGATGGTTGGTGTTCTTCTGGTTTAAGAGCAAAAGAGTATACACCAATAGAACCATCAACAAAACCACCTTCACCTGTGTGGTGTTGCCAGACTTGGGCTGTGGTAAAATAAGAAAGTGGTCTTGGGGCAAATCTTTCGTGTCCATTAAGTTTTAAGGTCATTGTTGTTGCTAAAGAACCATCGAGAGCAGCAAAAGCACCACTAGCCCATGCACCAGTTAAGACTAATTCTTTAACTGGGTGGTTAAAGTTAAGAGTATGACTGGTTTGACTAGCAGCAACAGTATCATATTGAACTTGTTCAATAAGGTATTCATGAGATACTTGCGCGAATCTACGTCTTTCATCAGTATCGAGGTAGATATAATCACACCATAATTTATGGTCATTACCTGCAGCAGTAATAGTTCCCCATTCAATAATAACTTTAACTTCGTGGTATTGAAGAGCAATTAATGGAAGAGCAAGACCTGGATTTCTGCAAAACCAGAATTGAAGTGGAGTGTAGACAACACGCGAATCCATATCTGGAGCATTGAAAAATACAGCAGAACGAGTAATGACAGCTCCTGCAGAGGTGGTGTCAGCAATACTTGAATCAGCAACAAAAACGTCATTATTTGATGCTACAGCATCATTACAAACAACACCTTGACCCATACCACTCATAACTTGGAAATTAGTTCCCATAGCACGTCCAGTTTTGTTTTCAGTGAGTTCGGACCAAGCTTCCATCCATTTACCATAGTGTTTGTCGATACGCTGACCACCAATCTCTAATTCAATAGATGTAATGTCTTGTGCAGATTCATTAAGAACATTAGTAGAGTGTAAAGTGTGTTGAATGTACATTCTGTGAACTAAATCGCCATTTCTTGAGATAGTTGCAGAAGTTCTGGAGTTATCACCAACACTTCCATTGAAAGTTTGTTCGATAGCTTCCATCGAGAAATTAGTGTGTCTTCGGTAGACAACTTTGAAAAAAGTAATTTGTGGATTACCCGTAAGGTAAATATCTTGTGCGCCATAGGCGACTAATTGCATTAAACCTCCTCCCATTGTGAATAAAAATTAATTAATTAAATAAATAAAAGTTTACTAAAATATATTTATAATATAAGAAAAGAAAATAATTTTGAAAAAAAACTTAAATTAAATTTAAATTAAAAAAAACATATAAAATAAAATATACCCAGCAATTAAGTATAAAATATATACAATTTAATTTTATTAATTTAATTTAATTTATAAAGAAATAACTTTTGATATTTAATATTTAAGGATTATTTAAATTAAATTATTAAAAATAAAATATTTTATTATATTTAAGTTCATCAAAATTTATTAAATATTTATAAATATTTAATATTATTATTTGTTTGAATTTACATTTTTTATATTATATATTCTTTGTTTGATTTTATTTTTATTTTTATTAAAAGAAGTAATGACATTTAAAGATAAAACTAAAAACAGAAATCCATTTAATAAAAATAAAACAATAGATGCTCTACATAATGATGTATTGAAGGAATTTGAAAAAAATAAAAAAAATCTTAAAAATTATTATCATAATTTAGAATTACTGAATAAAAAAATAAATTTATTAAAGGAGGATATTAATAAAAATAAAGAAATATATAAAAATTTTCATTTGCAAGAAAACTTATGGAGTTTAGAAGATGAAAAAACTATTATAGAAACTGAAATAAATAATATAGAAACCAGAAAAGAAGAAACTGATTATTTACTTGAGACTGGGGCTCTTCTTAATCACTACTATAAAATTAAAGATAACGAATATGAAACTAAAAAATATGATAAAATATCTAAAAAAACAAAAAAACAAAAAAGTAATATTAAAAATGATGTTTTACATTGGTTAGAAAAAGTTGACGATAAAGAATATAATATTAGAACTGGAAAACAAATATTAAAACTAAAAAAATCGAGCACCGATACTTTAAATCAAAGTACCAATACAAAAAGTATTAATAACAATATTAAAAATGAAAACGAAACTGACAATTTAAAACCAAACAATATTTATGAGCTAATGACTAAAAAAGAATTACATAAAACATATATAAAAATAATTAATAATGAATATGTTGATAATAATACTATAACTATAAATTCCGATATATGTGAATATTGTAATACTGATATGCTTCTTAATCAAAATAGTGGTGTACTTATTTGTTCTAATTGTGGTATTCAAGAACAAGTTATATTAGACTCTGATAAACCTTCATATAAAGACCCCCCAAAAGAAATGACATCTTTTTGTTATAAAAGAATTAATCATCTTAATGAATTTCTCGCCCAATTCCAAGCAAAAGAAACAACTGAAATACCAGATGATTTATATAATGAAATTTTGGTTGAAATTAAGAAAGAACGTATTAGAAATATGGCACAAATTACACCTGAAAAAATGCGTATTATATTGCGCAAGATTAAGAGAAATGACTATTATGAACATATTCCTTATATAATTAATCAACTTAATGGACTTCCTCCACCAATTATTAGTGCTGAAGTTGAAGAAATAATTAGAAATATGTTTAAAGAAATACAAATTCCTTTTGAAGAATTAAGACCTACAGTTGTTCCAAAAAGAAAAAACTTTTTATCTTATAATTATGTTATGTATAAATTTTTTGAATTATTGGAGCTAGATGAATATTTACAATGTTTCCAATTACTTAAATCTCGCAACAAACTTCATCAACAAGATATTATTTGGAAACATATTTGTAGAGCTCTTAACTGGCAGTATATACCTAGTTTATAATATTATTGGTAATATTATAATCGTTATTAAAATCTAGTAATTCATAGTATTCGTTTCTTATAACTAACTTACCATATTGATTATGGAATATTATATTTTCTACATTTATTTTGATATGATGTTTTTCTTTTTTAAAATTAATTGGATATATAAGTTTTCTCTTAACATCTCCAACATTCATTTTTATAATATTTTTATATGTTTATTCTATTTGTTCGTAATATGTTAATTTGTTTGCAAATGCCTAAATATTTTAATTATATTATATTTTTAATATTTTTAAAAATAAAATTGATTTTTAAAGAAGTTTAAAACATATTATTCATAACAATTATTATAATATAAATATTTAAAAAACGTTAATCTCTTAATAAAATACATTGATTATTATTGCTATGGTACATTATTTTATACATTATGATAAAGGAAATGAACATGTAGATAAAAAACATAAATTAATGTTTGTTAAAATAACAAATACTACTTCACAACATATAAAGAAAGATGAACACATCTCTGATGATTATATTAATATTAATAATGGATATATGGAATATGAAGTAAATACTAGAAAAGAACTTGAATATTTAAATGCTCATAATTCTATACCACAAGAAAAAGTAGATGATTATAAGACATTTTTAGATAAACATTTAATAGACCAAAAACCAAATAATTATACAATCAATTATTTATATTTTGATAAATATAATAAAATATTAAAATCAGTTATTAAATATAATTTATCAAATAATAAGGGTTTATATTTTGGAAATAAAAAAATAAATGATTTGTTAATAAAAATTAATAATAATACACCATCTGATATAAATCATAAAAAAATATTCTCACATGAAGATTGTAAACTTCTTTATAATTTCTTTGACTTTTTATATTTTAAATTTGATAACTATGATTTATATAAAATAGATAAATGTCTAACATTAAGTCAATTTCAAAGAAAATATTATGAAATAAGTAGTATTATGACTGTTCGAGAACTATGTGATAATATTAATGATAAGTTTAAAACTTATATGGAAAAATTGGAGAAAAAAGATACTTCCTTATTCAAATTTGATAAATTATATTCTTCTTCTATTCAAAGACATTTTTATATTTATAACTATGAAAATTCAGAACAAAAAATATCAGAATATATTTCATATCATAATCAAACACTATACAAAGAAACATTGAATTTCATAAGTAATTTTGATTTTGATAAAGCAACACCAGAAGAAGTATCTAGTTTTATTAATAATAATTATTATAATTCAAAATATAATAATACTTATAGATTTGAAAAAGATTATTTACCTAAATTTAATTTTGATACAAATAATGATGTAATTACACTTTACAATCTTAATAATAATTACAATAATAAAATAAATTCATTTATTAATAATTACATATTTTCACAAAATACTGAGGGTATTTTCAAATTCAAGGTTGATACAGATTTTAATTATACAGATTATATAACTAGAATAAGATATGGTCAACAAAAAAAATATGTAACTCTCGTAATGAAATTTGATATTTATATACATAAAGATATATTTAAATCTTTATTTCAAAATAAATATATTGGAAATTTAAATTTAGATTATATCAATAGTAATATCCAATATGAAAATGAAACTAATATTATTTTACAAAAAATAAAAGATGATAGTAAAGATAAAGATATTATTTGTATCGAATGGATTAATTATTTATTTAATAATAAATATAATGGAACTAATTATGTAGGAACTAAATTTAATATTACTAAAGATAGTATTAAATTTAATTCTGGTTCATATAATTTAATTAAAAGGGATGATTTATTTAAACTTGTTGATACTATTGATAATAATACAGATACTATTTTAGGGAAAGACATTAAAATAATTAAATTTACTGAAAATTATGATAAATTATGTTTAATTAAAGAATTAAAAACAAATCCATTTGAGTATCAAAAACAAAATGTTTTTTGGATGAATAATATAGAAAGTGATATTGATATAAATAATTTTAATATTAAATTCTTATGTAATACAAATTTTAATTATATAAATGAAATTTCTAGTGAAAAACAATATATTTATAAATCATTTAACGATATAATGTATAAAAATATGTATTATAATAGCAATGGTAATGTTCATTATAATAGTAATGGGTATATTACAGAATTGACAGAAGAAGTAAAGGAAAAATACTCTCGTACATTAAAATTATGTGGTGGTATTTTAACTGACGAAGTTGGATTAGGTAAAACCCTATCTACTATTTTAAATATTGTATATTCGTTTGAAAAAGATTTACAGAAAGTTAAAGAAGATAAAACATCATTTGATGCGAACAATATTATTATTTGCCCAAATCGTTTAGTAACTCAATGGTATAGTGAAATTAAAAAATATGTTTCACCAATGTTATTTAAAAAATTAAATATATCTAAAATAACAACTATAACAGATATTAAAAAGAAATTATATGATATTAAACCAAATAAACATTCTATTTATATAATTTCATCTAATCTAGTAAATAATACTAATTATTTGAATTATTTAATTGAAGATGAATATGATACAGCAAAATATATGAAACATATTAAATCACTTGATATAGAACATAAAAAACCCTATCATACTAAAATGATTGATGATTCCAAAGTTTTAAAAGCAATTTTAAAGAAAATACCTACTACTCTTGTTGGTGATGACAAAATAATAATAGATGAATTAACAGAATTTAAATTTGATGATAAAAAAAAATTCAATATTTTCACTCTTAAATGGAATCGTATAATTTTGGATGAAGCACACGAAGTTTTGAATACAAATATTTATATTAATTCAAAATACACAAATGTTAGTAATATTTATTATACCAAAAGTTGTGAAATATCATATAATATTAGTAAAGGAGATAGGTTTAAATTTGTACAACTTTGTAGATTATATAGTAATTACAAATGGTGTTTAACAGCAACTCCCTTTACTAATGATGTTAGTAATCTTTATTGTTATATTAACTTTCTTAATAATGATTATATTGAAAATATTAATAAAGATATGAAAAAATTTAATTCAATGACTCGTGATGAAAAATACTCTTATTTCCATAAATCAGAATTGGAAAATCCAAATGGTAATTGTATTCGTTATAATAGTATCGAAAACGCTTTACTTAATCTTTTCGATAATCAAATTAGAACGATTTTTAATACAAATATTAGAAGAACTACTAAAGCAGACATTAAAGGAGTTGTTGATATTCCTATTTTTACAGAAGATATTACTATTTTGAAACAAAATAATGTAGAACGTAATATTTATTTAGAAGCATTACGTTCTAATGATGTTAAGAGACTTCTACAATTATGTACTCACGTTATGGTATCTGATATTGATGTTATGTCTAGAGATTTTGGAACTTCTATATTGAGTCTTGATAATATTAAAACTCTTATGGTAAAAAAATATAAAAAGAATATGAAAGAAGCGTTAGATGATATTAGGAAGAAAGAAATTGAACAGACTAATTGTGAATTTTTAATTAGTAAACTAAAATTTCTTAAAGATAAATTAAATAAATCTATTGTAGATGACCCACTATCTGCTGAACCACATTTGATACCAGAAATGGATAAATTTTGTAGTTCTGGTAGAGAACATAGTAGGTATGGAAACTCATATGTATATTCTAGATATTCTTATCATCATGAAGCAATTAAAACAATTAAAAGTGTATTTTTACAAAAAGAAGCATTAGTCAAATATACTTTAAATTTAAAAGAATTAGAAGAAACAATGAAATTTATTGATTTTCCAAAAGAATTCAGTAATGATATTTGTAAAAAATATATTATTTGGAAAATATACACTAATACGTTAAATAATGAACAAAGTCAAATTACTCGAAATAAAGAAAGTCTCATTAAATTGAAAAATGATATTCGACGTTTAGAAAATCAAATTAAGATTTTTGAAAGCAATGAATTTATATCAGAAGCAGTTAAAGACCCTTGTAGTATTTGCTTTATGGAATATGATAGTGAAATCGCAATTACTAGTTGTAGACATATGATGTGTGGCGATTGTATTAAAATGTTATTTAATCGTAACCAAAGTGTACCTTGTCCATTTTGTAGAACACAAATTAACAAGAAAGATGTAAATTTCACACACTATGATAAAGTTAAAGCAGGTATTGAAGGTAAGGTTGAAGAAATTGAAGCACAGAAACCTGAAAAAACTAAAGTCGAACTTGACAATGAAGCCAAAATCCAAAAATATGGAACCAAATTGGCCTATTTGCTCAATTATATTGGTGAATTATTTAAATGCGACGACAATAAAATCATTATTTTCAGTCAATACGATAATATGCTTAAACTTATTGGTAAAGTCCTAGATGACTTCAAAATCAAAAATCTCTTTGTTAAAGGGAATATTACAAGTGTGAGTAAGAAAATTGATAAATTCAAAACAGATCCATCATACCGAATTATTATGCTTTCAAGTGAAAGATGTAGTAGTGGTAGTAATTTAACGGAAGCATCACATATTATATTTGCGGATGTTGTTAATGGAACACCAGAACACACAAAAGACATAGAAAGTCAAGCCATTGGTAGAGCAGTTCGTATTGGACAGAAAAAACCAGTTGTAGTTAAACGACTTATAATGAAAGACACTATTGAAGAAGAGTTTTACAATAAAAACAAATATGATATGACTGATTTTATGTTGTGATACAATATTGTGATATAATTCAATAATATTAATATATTTCAAATTATAAAGAACCTAAATGTTTAAATAGAGCAGTTAATATACGTTTTGTTTGTGCGACTCTTAAATCTAATGGTTGAGCGTCATTAATACCAGTTATTTCAACTAAATTATAATTAATATTTTTTTTATTACAATAATCTCTCAATGTATATGGGATATCATAACTTTTATCATCTAAATATGCGAATTTTTTATCTGGATTTGATATTGTTTTATTAATATCATTTACTAAATAATTTGCTATATTTATTGAATAATCGTTTAATGATGCTGATATTGTTGAACCCATTGATTTATTTAAAAAGTTCTTTTCACTTACATAAAATCGGTATGCCTCATGGAAATCAATTACAAAATCACTTTTATCTACTATATTAGTTATTGTATTAATTAGGTCATTATTTTGCTTTCCAAAATTTCTATTTATATCATATTTAAAAATAATATTTGATTTACCAGGAAGATATCTATTTTTCATTTTTAATCCTTCTTCGTTAACTCTGGGTATGAAAAACATATTACCATTTTTGAAATTATTTTCTTTAATGAATGCCTCACAACCTATTGGGGGTGCATATTCATTGCCATGAACCCCGCAAATAACAGTTATAATAGGATATTCTGATTTTTTAATGTTAATAACTTGTGGTATTTTATTTGTAAATGCGTCTAATTGTAAATTAAAATACTGTTTTTTTGCGATTATCAACGTGATTAAGAGGACTACGATAAATACTAAAATATAATCCTTATGTAATTTAATGTTGTTTTTATGATTCATTTTGATTTAAATGTGTTTCTTCTGTTTATAATAGTATTAGAAAATATTAATAATGTTAGATAACATTATAGAATTAAAATAAGATTTATGAAAAAATAGGAAAAATGTTAAATATTTTATTTTTTATCTGCGTTAAAACAAACTATACTATGTTCCATAAAATTATCATAATATAATTCATTAAAATCTTCTGTACTAATTTTACCTTCTTTAATTTTTTTAATAATTTTATCATCTATCATTCTTATATATAAATAACCTCTATCTCCTCTATCTGTCCCCCAAGAATTTTTAACTATCCAATAATCACCAAATTTTTCTGTTTTATTATATTTCAAACCTTTAATTAAATTGTTTTCATTAACAGTAGTCCATCCTACTACATGCATTGCGTGACCACCTTGTGAACTATAGTTACTTCGAGTATCATAATTATAAGGTGGTGTATAATATGATAAATCACTATCATTAAAATATTCTTTATTATATATATCTATTCCACCAATAAATCCTCCAAATTTTACTATTAAGTATTTTAAATATATACATCTATTTTTATAAGTTAACGGGTCATATTTATATTTATAACTAAAGTATATTGTATTTCCTTTCCTTGTTTCTAAATAATCATAATATAATTCATTTATTATGTATTTATTATCATCTTTACAAGGTGGGTTACAACTATTATATTTATATTTTTCTAAATTTGTATAATTCACATTTATGTTCATTTTATTTGTTTTGTTGGGTTTATAATAATTTTCATTATGTTTAATTACATAATTTAATTTACAATCTCGTATTTCATTATTATTTTCAAATATTTTAATAGAAAATTGTTTATCATTTACAATAGTATCTGTTAAAGCTGTTAAATTAGTATTCTTTATTTTACTGAAATGTGTTATTAAACTTTTATTTTTAACATTGATTACTATAAATTTATCTAAATTACTGTCATTATCTGTATTTAATTTAATATTTTCAACAAAATTATTGTTGTTATTGTAAAACACAAGTTTATAAATTGAATTATTATTTACTGGTTTATCTTTGTATAATATATTTGTTGGATATGTAATTTTAATCAATATTTCACTATCTTTTATTAAATTTAATAAATTTCTTGCTTCTTCTATGATTTTTTTTAATTCTTTTTTAAATTCACTTAATACTAATTCTAATTTCTTTTTATTTTCTTTTATAGCTATTAATTCTTCAGAAGAACTCATTATAATTGATTGAAGTATTAATTCATTTGTTTTCTCTCTTTCGTTATCTTCCTCTTCCTCTTCCTCTTCCTCGACTACCTCTGCTTCTTTAATTTTAGTTTCCGCGTCATTAATTTTAGTTTCCACGTCATTAATTTTAGTTTCCACGTCATTAATTTTAGTTTCTACTTCATATATTTTAGTTTCTGCTTCAGATATTTTAGTTTCTGCTTCAGATATTTTATTATTTATTTTATTTAATTTAGCTTCTGAAATATTATTATCTTCGTTTTCTGCTTGTAATTCAGCTTTAAAATCATTTAAAGTATCAATTTCATCATTTAATTCAGTTTTTTTTAAAGTTAGTTTTTCTTTTTCTTCTTTGATTAATATTACTGATTTTTCAATAATACGTTCAGTTAATTCTATAAGGTAGTACGTTTTTGTTGTTTTTTCTTCGTTTGATGACTTTATCGCTTCTATTTCATTATTTACTATTTTTAATAGTGATTTTAATTGTTCTGTATTAGAAAGAGATGCTTCTTCTTCTTCTTCTTCTTCTTTTTTTTCTTCCAATGGTTCTTCATTTTCTATTATTTCTTCTAAAATATCAACATAATCATTAAATTCTCTACTTTCTATATCTAAATTATTAACATTGATATAATCAACATAGTTTCTATCTTTAAACCCATTAAACATATACAAAATAAATAAAGAGAAACACAATATTATAAATGAAAATATGTTTTCGTGAATTGTATATTTATAATTAGTATTAAAATATTTATAGAGATTTGCTACTATATTAATTATATTAATAAATGATATAATTAATGCCACTGATATATATACATAAATAAATATATCTTCCATCAAATATATTTTCTTTACTAACCATTTTCTAAATGTACTTCTAAGACTTTTATTTAATAATACAACAAATAATGTAATGGATGCTAATGAAAAGAATATGTTTATTAGTGTAATAAATTTTTTAAAGTTATTAAAATCAGTATAATACATTGTATATAATGAAAATAAAAGTAGGATACTCACAAATACAGAAATAAATATAATTAGCTTTGTTTTAGTTGTAAATTTTATTCTATTATTTTGATTATTATTATTATTATTTTGATTATTATGATTTGTAAAGGATTCTTCATTATTTGTATACATATCACTATCTCTAAATTTCAAAAAATTATCTAGCGCATATGAAGAACTATATTTATAAAAATTACATTTGTCTTCTTGTAATTCTTCTCTACTAGTATCAACTAAATAAAAAAAATCTCGTAATGATGAACCATTACACGGATTTCTTTTACTATTTACTTCTACTTTATCCATCATTTGTTGAATACTAACATAACATTGTTCTCCTTCAGAACAATCATCTCTTTCGAAATCTGTTAATTTTTTTTTTTTATTTATACAATCACTTATTTGACTACAATTTGAAAAAAAATGACAAGAACCGCATTGTTCTTGATTTCTTACTGGAGATATGAATTTGAAATCTTCTTTGAAATTAATAGGATTATAAACATTATTTATAAATATTATTTTTTTTTCATTATCTGATAAATCAGTATCATTTTTTATTATATTATATATATTTTCAATATCATCTTCTCTTATTTGTTTTCGTTTTTCGCTATTTGTATTGTAAAAATGTTCGGTATTTGTAAAGTCGTCTTTTTTAATTATTTCTTTATCTAGTGGTATTAATACCGCATCTAAAAATTCTGGAGTATTTTTGTCTTTATTTAAAAAGTATAGTAAAAATGTTGTTGCTATAACACCTATTTGTAATAATAATAAAAACACACTAACATCTTTACTAATATTTTGATAGGGGTTTGATTTTTTTGATTTTCCTCCAAAAAGTTTTGATTTTGATTTTGGTCTTTTTTTTTTTGGTTTAATAGATTTTCTTTTATTTGAGTTTTTAACCATAATGATTAAATTACAAATATATATTTATTATTATTATATATTTTATTTTTTTGTTTTGTTATAATATTAATATTATTATATTTTTATATAATATTATTTGAATTAAAAACAGTATTTCATTTAAATATAATTAAATGTTTCATCTTACTAGACATCTGTTAAAGTCCCCTAAGTATAAACCAGGGTTTTACAAAAATAAAACAACTGACGCCATTGTTATTGGAGGAGGTGTTATAGGATGTTCAACTGCTCTTGAATTATCTAGAAAAGGTTTTTCTGTTAATGTAATTGATAGTAATTCTAATGCTGGTTATGGTAGTACATCTTATTCTAGTGGTATTTGTAGAATGTATTATTCTGTAGTGGATTCAGTTAAATTCTCATGGGAAGGTTATAATGTTTGGAAAAACTGGCCTGATTATTTACAATTAAAAAATATTCCAGATGATTACAATTATCCTTATTTAAAAGAATGTGGTGTTTTAATACCTAATACTCCGAATTCTGGTTTGTTTCTTGAAAAAACAAGTAAGTGTTTAGATGAAGTTAATATTCCATATTCTTTTATTAAATCAGATGATGCTGATAAAATGTTTAATCATAGTATTGATTTTTATACTAGATATAATCCTGCTACATTAAATGACGATAACTTTGGTAGTCCAATTGAAGGAGAATCTGTTGATAATGTTTTTTATATGAAAAATGCTGGATTTGTAAATGACCCTCTTCAAACCACCATTAATTTAAAAGATGCCGCACAACAAAACGGGTGTAGCTTTACATTTAATAAAAAAGTAGTTCGTGTTTTACAAAAAAATGGTAGTGTTGAAGGTGTTAAATTGAATTCTGGAGAAATTTTACATTCACCTATAGTCATAAATGCTACTGGACCAGAATCCTCTAAAATAACTAAAATGGTTTATGAAGACCCTAATTGTGAAAGTGAAAATGATATGAATTTAACAACAAGACCTTTAAGACAAGAAATCGCACACGTTACTGTTCCAGACTATTTTAATTTTAAAAACAATGGTAAAATAATAATAGATTTTGATAATGGTATGTATATCAGACCAGATATCGGTAATCAAATCATTATTGGTAGTAATGAACCACCCTGTGATGAATTAGACTGGGTTGACGACGCAGGAATAATTGATAGTCAATTCACAGACCAATGGACCGCACACGTATACCGAGCCGCTTTACGAATGCACGAACTCCCCATTCCTTCTTCTACTGCTACTAGAGGAATAGTTTCCTCTTATGATGTAACAGAAGATTGGACCCCTATTTACGATAAAAGTAATATTGGCGGATATTATATGGCCATTGGAACATCTGGTAATCAATTTAAAAATGTTGGTGTTGTTGGTGGATTAATGGCCGAACTTATTGAAAGAAATGAAAATGGTTCTTTTAATGAAAAAATGGGATTTGATTATGAGTTAAAACTTACTGGTAATACTATAAATTCATCTTTCTTTTCTAGATTAAGAAAACCATTAGATACAAGTATTTCTGTTTTAGGATAAAAAAAATTTAATTTAATTATATAATTATTGTATTATTTAGTTAAATTTTAAATTTATCAATGTATATTTAGTGTGTAAATAATCATTAATATTTTAAATGATTACCATCTAAAAGAGTACTGCTGCTGCTGCTGCTGCTGATTTTGATGCAGCTGCTGCTGCTGC